GCGCCTACATAGGAGATAATCACTACACCTGAACCGCCTTGACCGCCAGCAGTAGATATATCACTACCGTCATAACCGCCTCCGCCACCTCCACCGCCTAAGTTAGCAGTACCAGCCGTAGCAGCAGCAGTAGTACTGCCAGCACCTCCACCACCAGCACCGCCACCGCCCGCAGTTCCACCCTGAGATGTACTAGCACCACCTCCGCCGCCTCCAGCATAAGTGATTGATGAACCAGTTATGCTGCTTGCCGAACCTGCGCCACCTGAACCAGAAGTAGAGGAAACTCCAGCGCCACCAACGGCACTTGCACCACCACCACCGCCAGATGGTCTTGGTACAGGTATTATACCATTACCGCCAGCGTTACCTTGTCCAGAAGTTCCAGCACCGCCAGCTCCTCCATTTCCGCCACCACCACCGCCTGAACCACCAGCAGAACCACCACTACTATCTGTTCCACCACCGCCACCACCAGTTGATGTTATGGCATTAAATACAGAATTTGAACCAACGCCACCTTGTGCGAAACTTCCAGCAGCGCCAGAAGTACCACCACCGCCAACTGTGACTGTGTATGACAAAGTTGTGTTTAATGTTGTTGTCCCAGTTAGTAAACCACCAGCGCCACCGCCGCCTCCTCGTGCAGTACCACCACCACCTCCACCAGCAACAACAAGATAGTCGGCAGTAACAGTTTGTAGCCCTGTCCAACCAAAGGCTGCTAGGGCTGCTGCACCAATTTTAGATAAGCGTGGCATCTATAACCTTAAGCAAATTTTGTTTGAGCAGCAAGGACTGTGAATGTAGCAGTTCCCGTTTTAATTAATACGTAGGTATAACTATCTATTGAGCTTGCGTTTCCGCTTGTAGGAGCTGTACCGCCTTGCCATTTAGGGGTTACGGCACTTCCGTCTACTTGAACTGCGGAGTTGTAATAAGCCGTAGCTCCGTTAGTTACCAAGAAAGTAACAGACATAGACTCACCTGTAGCCATAAGGGTATCTAAAGAAGTACCGCTAGAACCACGGAAGTTAACTGTAAAGTTACCTGACGCATTGGTTGTGTAATATAAAACTGACTGAGTCGTAATGTCGTAGTTAATTGTGCCTGTGGCTGCCGTGGCTGAGACTGTAGCGGTCTCAATAATATTAGAGGTCTTTAGATCAGCATTAGAAGACGTACCAGCAAAGGTCTGTAAAGCGGTAAATGTCGTTGCTGTGCCAGGTGCTACATAGTCTGTTCCTGCTGTGGCTGCGCTAAATGCCGAAGTGCCATTGCCTTTTAAGACTCCAGTAAGGGTAGCTGCTCCCGAACCGCCTGAAGCGACTGGAAGGGCTGTGCCAAGGGTCAGAGAAGTTAAATGAGTAACTGCGTCTACTACGTTAGTAGCGTTGTTATAGACAAACATTGACTTACCAGCAGGGACTGCAATACCTGTACCTGACGTGTTCTTTACCGTGACCGCATCGGCTAAACCGTTGTTAATGAGGTAGAGCTTCTCAATTTGGCAACCTGAACCGAGAATAAGATTCCTAGCACCGCCAGAAGTTCCAGTAAGATTTAAACGCAGATTACGAGCAGTTTGGGAGCCGTTTGTATCCGTTAGGGTAACGGTAACGTCCGCACTAGAAAATGCTACGTCTGCCGATCCTGTAATGGCTTCTTGAAAAGCAATAGAGAAGTTGTTATTGGTCGTGGTACCCCAAGTACCAGTCTGTTCGCCAGTACCAATCAGCTCTATTTTTAAGTCACTATATGTCGATGCCATAATTTGTCCTTACCTGAATAATATCCATTTTATGCTGCTATTTCAACCCAATTTGGTGTCTGATTATCATTAATCGTAATCCAAACTGAAACAGAAGTTATGCTTGCCGTACAGCTAACTCCTACTACAAAAACGTCCAATGAAGGAATTACAGTTACGCTACCCACGCTGCCTACTGCTTGAAGCCCTGTAACTGGGGTATTAGCAGAGCCATTAACAGCAACACTTCCTATGCTGACTGTGCCTGCAACTCCTGTAACTAAAACATTTCCATCAGCTTCTACTAGTACGCTACCAACAAAGCCTGTTACCTGTAACCCCGTAACTGGAGCATTTGCGTCTGCTTCTACAGTCACAGAGCCTACTGACCCTGTTGCTACAAACGATATATTTCCCTCACCCCAAGCTGAGTCTCCCCAGCCTTGACTGCCAAAACCTCCTAAAGGTACAGTAACATCACTCATGCTGCTGTCCTAATAATTGTCCAATTTGGGGTTTGGTCATCGCCAATAATGCTCCAAATTAAAACATTTCCTACTTGTCCTGTACCCTGCACTCCCGTCACGCTAACATTAGCAGAGGCAGTAGTTGTTAAACTTCCTACGCTAACTGTACCCGCAACGCCTGTAACTAACACTTCAATACTAGGGGTAACTACTACAGTCCCTACTGCTACCGTACCTGCTACACCAGTAACATCTACAACTGCTGTGCCTGTTACAGAAGTACTGCCAAGTCCAACTGTTCCAACAACGCCTACAACAAAGACTCCGACACCTTCTTGAACCGTTACTGAGCCTACACTGCCTGTCGCATCTACTCCTGTAACTGAAACATCAGCTCCAGCCTGTGCTACAACAGAGCCTACAGAAGCAGTTCCTGATAAGCCTGTAACAGTGACATTTGACTCACCTGTAATAGTGACACTACCAATTTGTCCTGTACTGATTACTCCAGTAACACTTACAACTGCCGTTCCCGTTGCCGTTGCACTACCTAACTGTCCCGTGCCAGAAACGCCTGTTACATCGACATTAGAATCCGCTTGTACTGCTACTGAACCAACACTGCCAACCGCCTGTAAGCCTGTAACTAAAGCATCTGCACCAGCTTCTACAACTACAGAACCTATGTTTCCAGTTCCAGAAACTCCAGTTACATCAACATTAACATCCGTTACTACAACGACTGTACCAACAGCTCCAGTGGCTACAAGGGATACACTTCCAACTCCCCAAGCAGAATCACCCCAGCCTTGGCTGCCCCAGCCTCCTAACGGAACAATAACATCAGCCACACCTTAATCACGCTATCCGAATAATGGCGTTACTTGAGTCTGCTGTTGGGAACACAATCGTAAATGTACCTGCTGTGGAAGTCTTAGCACCGCCAAAGTCTAGTACGCAAACCGTTGGATCACCAGCTGCGGTGTCGTTATAGATTAATGCGCCAAATGCTGTAATGGTCGCAGAGGTAAACGATAGATCCGCAAAGTCAGTAAATGCAGTCGTACCTGTAGATGTAGGGGTTACGTTGGTTAATGTCCCACCACCTGCTACATAAGTACCAGAAGCCGCTACTTCATTACTAGCCGTATACGCTGTAGTCGCAGCCGTAAATGACGCTGAGTTGTCATACATAGCCAGTTTAAACGTATTACCAGTACCGTTTGTAAAGTTGTGTGTTGCTGTCATTAGTTGTACTTTGAAGCTAGTACACATGAAGTTGCCTGTAAATGCCATGATTTACTCCTCTAAAAGTTTAATTAATTCAGGATGACCAGCTTCCCGTAGCTTGTGAGCTAGTGTTACACGATCAAATTTTACCGCTTCATTCATGTAAAAGACTAGAACTTCCCGAATATGATTCCTAAAAGCAATTGCTTGCTCCCGAACCAAAGGGTGAGACTGATCCCCTACCTGAATAATTTTATCTAATGCCCGTTCAGCGACTTCCTCTGGGGTAAAGCCACCGTGGTCTTTTGTAAATACTTGAATCCCGTTGGATTCACCTAATCCTTGTACGCTAATCATTTGACTGGATACCTCACTTGTCCACTTCTGTAGGCGTCTTGACGCTCTTTTGCATCGCCTAATTGTTTGAGTTCTGCCATGGCTCTGCCATAACGTTCTTTGTATAAATTAACTGCATCGGCATCGGATTTCATAAAATTAGCTGCTTCTAATAATGCACCATATAACAACACGGAATCAAAGTTTGTGCCTAACCAAGACGTTCCAGCCGTCACAATAGACTGCGGGTAGTAGAAATAATGAAGTTCTGTAGCGTAACTAGCGTCTGGGGTAGGTCCTAAAATAAAGGTGTTATCGTCAAATACAGCGTAATACTGAGGTTCCGCATAAAAGTTGGCGTCCGTATCTGGGTAGGATTCACGGATAAAGTTAACATCTTTATTTAAAAGGTAGTGATACTCATTTGCCGCATTAATCACCGCAATACTAAAAGTAGCCAGCCAGTCAGGAGGAGTTGCTAAGTACTTATTGCCACTTGTCATGTTACCTGTAACATTCTTACGAAAAGCAGGTAGCTGTACGGTATTAAAAACACTTTGCTCGGCAAGCTGTACAAAGCGGGCAATCTGTTCAGGAGACGTAAACGACCCGACTGTCGCTGGGAAGTCGTTCTCTGCAAAACCTTTAATAGCGGACGTTAACTGCGTGTAATTCATCCCATCTTCCCGCTAGACATACGACCTTTAGTAGCTGCACCAGCACCACGCATCTCAATCTTGCCGTATTGGTTTATGGGTTTACCATCACCTTTGCTAATCCCGTCAACAGAGATATTCATAGTCGCCATTTGTTCTGCGCCAGTCATACCTTTAGAAGACAAGCCTTTAGCAGAGATTGTCTTACCCTTCATCGTATGGGGAGGAGCATAGACTTTAGCGTCTCCAACTTCCTTGCCCATTACTTTTTTAGAATAGTTAGCCATTATCGACCTCTTCCAGCTTTACGCATCATTTGGTTCTTAACCTTAGCCAAACCACGACCCATCTTTTTCATGTCCATCTGGTCTTTACCGCCCATCTTGGGTTTAGCTTTTATGCCCAGAACTTTAGGACCTGAGTCACCTAAATTTTTACCTTC